TGGGAAGGCCTAAGGGTTCGGGAAGTCTGTACACGCACGAGCTCGCGTCGCACATCTGCGAGCGCCTGTCGATGGGTGAGACGCTGGTGAGTATTCTGCAGTCGCCGGGGATGCCGAAGCGCTCTACCGTGCAGCACTGGGTGACCGACCTGCCCGAGTTCGGAGAAATGTACGCGCGCGCGAGAGACGCAGGCTTCGATGTTTTGGCCGAGGACACGATCAGAATCATCGACGAGGAGCCCGAGCGCATCACAGGCGAAGGGGGCGGCAGGCGTGACAGCGCCTACGTCCAGTGGCAAAAGAACCGCGTCGAGCTCAGACTGCGCCTGCTCAAGAGCTGGTGCCCCAAGCGCTACGGCGACCGCCAGATACTGGCCGGCGAGGCCGAGAACCCGCTGGCAGTGGCCTTCACACCCGAGACGCTCATCTCGCTGGCCGACGGCCTGCAGACCGAGCGCCAAGATGGCAAGTAGTCTGGCTAAGAAGCTGCTCGACCCCGCGTTTCAGCGCGAGTACGCTGCATACCCACCCGAACACCGCGCGGCCTTCGAGGCGCGTGTCGCGTGGCTCAAGAAGGCGCACGCGCACCAGATCCTGCCGGCCGGCGACTGGTGGTCGATCTGGCTGCTGCTTGCAGGCCGCGGCGCCGGCAAGACCCGCACCGCGGCCGAGCAGGTCTGGTGGTGGGCGTGGACGCAGCCCGGCACGCGCTGGTTAGTCTCCGCCCCCACGTCGGGTGACGTGCGTGGCACGTGCTTTGAGGGCGATAGCGGCATCCTAAACGTGATGCCTAAGGTGCTACTAGCCGACTACAACAAGAGCCTCGCTGAGATCGTTTTGACCAACGGCAGCCTGATCAAGGGTATACCCGCATCTGAGCCCGAGCGCTTCCGCGGGCCGCAGTTCCACGGCGCGTGGCTCGACGAGCTGGCCGCGTGGGAGTACCTCGACGACGCGTGGGATCAGATCCAGTTCGGCGTGCGTCTGGGCAAGCGCACGACCATCATCGCGTCCACCACGCCGCGCCCCAAGGACTTGATCAGCGCGCTGGCCGACCGCGACGGCGAGGACGTGTACCTCACCACCGCGTCGACCTACGCCAACCTTGACAACCTCGCCCCCAGCTTTCGCGACCAGATCCTGCAGTACGAGGGCACACGTCTGGGCGACCAAGAGATCCACGCCTCGATCCTGTCGAGCGAGGACACCGGCATCGTCAAGCGCGCGTGGTTCAAGCTCTGGGGTGCCGAGAAGCCCCTGCCCCAGTTCGAGTACGTGGTCCAGTCATACGACTGCGCGACCAGCACCCGCACGGCCGCCGACCCCACCGCGTGTGTCGTGCTTGGCGTGTTCAAGCCCAGCGAGGACAAGGGCATGAGCGTCATGCTGATCGACTGCTGGAGCGAGCGCATCCAGTACCCCGAGCTGCGCCCCAAGGTGATCTCGGAGAGCGAGGAGATCTACGGCGACGAGAACGAGTTCGGCAACGGCAAGAAGGTCGACCTCATCCTGATCGAGGACAAGTCGGCCGGCATCGTGCTGCTGCAGGACTTACAGCGCGCCGGGCTGCCTGTGCGCTCTTACAACCCGGGCAACGCCGACAAGACCATGCGCCTGAACATCGTGAGCCCGCTGATCGCGCGCGGCCGCGTGTACCTGCCCGAGTCGACGATCAACCCGGGCTGCGCGCGCGACTGGTGCGACCCGTTCCTGAGTCAGGTCTGCAGCTTCCCCGACAGCAAGCACGACGACTACGTCGACGCGCTCAGTCAGGCGCTCAGGGTGCTGCGCGACATGGGCTTCGTAAACATTGACCCGGTCGCCGACCCTGACCTATACTACGCCGACGACCGCCCCAAGCGCGACAACCCTTACGCAGCGTGATCGACTATGCCCAGATTCCTGACCGATAAAGAGATCGCCTACATCCACGCCGCGGAGCTTGCGCGTAAACCCAAGCCCATGAGCGAGGCGCTGGGCAACCAGCAGGGCAAGACGCTCAAGCTGCTGCAGTACGACCGTATGCGCACCGACCCGTTCGATGAGACCCAGCGTGGCGGCCCGTGGTTCTCGTGGTTGCAGAAGGTGCAGCCCGAGTACGAGAACGTGGGGGCGGCATTTACTAAGAAGGGCGGGGCTAAGGCTAAAGCCAAGCAGTCGGGCGAGGACGTCGTCTGGGCACCGTTTCTAGGCGCACGCGAGCAGCACAAAAGCAACACACCCATGTTCAACAAGTTCATGGACGAGTTCGATGAGCAGGTCGCACTGGGCAACATCAGCCCCGAGCTGCTGGCATTGATCAACAAGCGCATCCCCAACATGCCTAAGCTGCCGGGCAAGAAGACGCAGCCCTTTGACCCAAGTCGTGAGTACGACGTGTCCGACCCTAAGTTCCGCGAGCTGGTCGATACCTACGACCGGCGCGGGGCAATTGCCGAGATGCTTAAGGGTAAAGGCGTGGGCGGCCCGACTAAGGGGCGCACGGTCAAGGTCGAGGAACTACTTGCTAAGTACCTCGAGCCGTCAGCGGCCGACGTGGACAACTGGTCAATCGGTGACAGGTTGGTGCAGCTTGACAAGAAGATCGGGTTTCGACCAGACCTACACCAAGCGTACCCGTGGGTGAACTACGGCGAGGACTTGGGCGTGAAGTATGAGCACGCCCCTGCCGAGATCGTGCTGCGCGACTTCAACCAGAACATACGCGACAAGCTTAAGCGCGAGCCGATGCAGATCGACTGGCGCACTAAGAGCCCGTCGCAGTTCATCGACGAGGACTTCTTGAAATACCTGCAACAACGCGGCTACAAGACGGGCGGCATGGTCGAAGAGGCGATCAGTGACACGGTCAAGAACCCGAACGCTGTGAAGATGCTCAACCTCGACTTGGCCAAGCTGGCCTTGATGAAGCAGCAGCCCAAGCGCATGGCTAAGGGTGGCAAGGCTGAGGTGCGCGAGATCGGCATCGACCCTAACCGCAAGAAGGTGACCGACCGTAACCCCGACCTTGAGCGTGCCGCGCAGTTGGTGGCCGAGGGCAAGATGACGCGCGAGGAGTACTGGCGCTTAGCCGACAAGCTTAAGCCCGTGCGCCCGTATGACTTCGTGCCTAAGCCTGCGAGTACCGAGCGGGTGACAGGCGCACTCAAGGAGCCCCAGCGCGAGCGCTACGGCACCGGCTCTATCCCTGAGGGCCGCAAGGTCGGCCTGCGCCTAGACATCCCCGCGTACAGCAACCACGGCGTGTGGGTGAACTCCGTGCACGACGAGGAGGACAAGGGCAAGGCGTACTACGAGCCCGTGTCGCACATCACCGACGCGGTGTTTGACCGCTTTGAGAACAAGGCCTTGAAGGTGGCCGCCGGCACGGCCAAAGCCCCGTTTGCACGCATCACGGGCAACTGGCGACCCATCGATCAGGACGTGGCCGTTGAGCGCGCGCAGGAGTATCTGGCGCACCCCGAGTGGCGTCAGGTGGGCATGGACCCAACCCGGCGCGGGCACTTCTACGACCGCGAGTCGATGCAGCCGATACACAGTGCCGATGAAGTGATCCAGATCGGCCCGCTCGTGCTGGCCAAGAAGCCCGTGTACGGTAAGCAAGAGGACTACAGCTATGCCACCGGGGGCAAAGTTAAATGAGCGAGTTCGATGACGAAGCGCCCCCACCGGGACACCGTTGGTACTATTACGGTGATCCGTCACGCGACCAAGTCAGCGGCCGTTATGCCGTCCCGATAGAAACCTCCTCCAGTGAGGATACTAGTCGACCCATTGCCCCACACCGTCCGGTCGCGGGCGAGGTGCCGTCAGTCGATCAGATGCGGCTCGAGTTATCGCGCCAACCAACACCTTCACCAGTGCCCCCGCTACCAGAGTACTTGGCCAACTTGCCGCGCGAAATTCGCGATCAGTCCATGGCGCTATACGAAACGGGCATGGGTATGTTTGGCAGCATGGTCTCACCCGTCGCGGCCGCGGCCACCGGCGTGGGTAGGAACATTTACGACTACTTTGTCAACGGCAAGATTGACCCCAAGGCCAGCACCGCTGCTGCCAACCGGGCGGCTGAGATGACGTCCTACCAACCTGTGATGCCAAGCGCGCAGAGCCTGCTGCAGACGATGGGCGAGGCACCTGCCGCCATCATGGGTACGGGTCAAGGCCTGCCCCCGATCGTGTCGGGCATCAACCCGCGTGCCGTGCAGCTACCACGTGGCGCACTTGGCTCGGTGGGCGCTGGCATCAAGCGTGACATTGGCCAGTTTGATAACGACATCTACAACGCGCAGCGCGGCATCACGCCGGGCTACCCTACGATGGGCACCGAGTTCCAGAAGGCATTCGTCGATCCCCGGCCAACGATCAGCGACATGCTGACAGGCCTCGAGCCATCCAACATACCGAGCACGGCCTCGGCCGCGGTCAAGCCTAACGTCAAGGGTACGTGGCTGTACGACTACACCGAGGGTAAACCCTTTGCCAGAGACGGCTCGATCCTTGGCACGGTGCTCGATCGCGCCTCTAAGAAATTTGACATTAACGAGTGGGAAGCCAATACCTTTGCCGTGCTTCCTGAGTGGGGTAAGGACCTGCTTAAAGACAGACGGCGTGCCGTTGAAAGCGCGATGTCTGGTAATTACATGACTGTGCAAGAACGCAACAACCTGCGAGTGCACGGAATTGAGCAATTTGTTGACGAGTACAACCCCTTGGCCGTTGCCCAAGGCTTGTCCCCGCTACCGCTTGTTAGACCCCAGATTGAAAAGATCGACGCCTACAACGAGTGGTTGCGCAAGCCCAATTTGTCATACATCCAGAAGCAGATGGGCACGGGCTTGGCAACCGACCCGGTGGTCAAGGCCGCCGAGGCCAAGACACCGTTGGTGGCCGAAGGTACCGATGTGTTGCAGCCCACTGGGTCACAGGGGCTCGACAACCGTGATCTGGCGCTGCAACTGCGTAACGCAATCCCCGGCATGGCTGAGAAGTACCCTGACGTTGGTAACCTTACCGCAACAACCGATATGGGTAAAGCGGTGGAGGGCATAATTGACCGCGAGATATCCATGGTGCGTAAGGGTGACATTGATGTCACCCAAGAACCAAACTACGCCGGAATACCCGAGCAGGTTAGCCCTGACACGCCGATCTATGACCTAAGCGGCTACAACCAAAGCAAGCTGTCGGGTCTGCCTGAGATTCAAAAGTACGTGTGGGAAAATCTTGAGAACGGCAAGTTTGACCCTAAGAAGATCGGCAACGTGTCGGTCGAGCAGGTTGCCAAGCTAATGGCTGAGGATATTAAGAAGACCCAGCGTGTGTCAGCCAACAACGTCAAGATGTACGGCGACTGGCGCTACAAGCGGCACCAAGAGTTACCAAGCGTGACCGATTATGAAGACGGCTCGAAGATGGTGCGCTTTGACAAAGAGCGTGCTGATGCCGATATTCACGCCTTCATGCGCGACGTGTCGGTTGACACCAAAGACTTAAACCATTGCATCTCAAAGTGCGGGCACAGCGTATCAGGCGCGGAGCCTGAGTACAAACACAAGTACTTACCCATCGTAGAGCCACACACTGGTCTCAGGCCTAAGGGTGCGCCTCAACCACCAAAAGGTCAGGAATACCATCAGACAGATTACACCAACGGTATTTTAAACGGTTCTCAAATCCACTACACCTTGCGCGCCCCCAACGGCCAAGCACAGGCAACTATCGGCACCTATCCTATAAACGGCTCGTACAACACGTTTAAAGTCAAAGAGATCATGGGCTACAATGACAGTGTCATCAAGCCTGAGTTCATACCCCACGTTGTTAAGTGGCTCAACGAGAACGCCAATCAAATTGAAAGCATTGCCCGCAAGGACGGATTACAAAACCTTAAAGGTGTTTTCGATACACAAACCGATACAGTTGTTGATGTTATGGGTATCAGCCCGCTCTGGGAATCATCCCCGGTCAGGGCTGCGGTAAACAAGATTAGAAACGACATTGACGCACCACGGTTTATGACCCCGCCAATGTTTGCCGAGTACGCGCGCACAAACGGCATCGATTTGTTAGAGGCACCGCGCTTACCCGTAAACGAGAAGGACGCAATCAAGGTACTTGAAGACTACCGTAGGCGCTACACCGGCGCGCTTGCAGATAAGAACGAATTTGCAACCCCGGAAGAGCTGCAAACACGGATTGATCAGACTACAACGGCTATTCAGCAGATCAAGAACAATATAGCAAACCGTACCAGCAACAACGCGCAAACGGTGCAGCAGGCGCTTCGCCCTGTTGTTTACGGCGATGAGGCGTTTGACCCGCTATCAGTACCTTCTAACCTAAGAACCGTGACCTACGACCTGATGGGCAACACTGACCCGGCGGCAAGACTGCCTGCCGATGTGCACCTGCGCGCAATACAAGACCTTGTTATTGAAGGTGAGCACGCGGGCGATCAAAGATTTCTTCAGAATAAACTTGACAGCATTGCGCAAGGTGTTGAATACAGAGACCTGACACCTGAGCAACGAACTAACCTTGCAAACATCTACAAAGACTTTGCAAAAACGATCAAGGCTAACCCTGAATTCACGGCTCCATATAACCCGTTACCCGAGCTGCCCGGGCATAACGTACGCGAAGAAATGCGCACCTATACCGGGCTGGCAAGTAAAAACTCCGACCTATTTGAGCGCTTATCAAGCAACCCAAACATGCCAGAATTAGAGCAATTGCGCGCTAATTTAAAAGCACGTGACGCGTTGATGGAACCCTACATCATGCCGGAGCTTGAAAAATGGATTGCGCAGGGTGAGAAAGCGTACTGGCAGGACACCCCTTTACCTCGGCAACTATGGTCTGCTTTTACAGCGTTAACTGGGGAGGGTAGCAATTCAACACTTCCGCCTAACTTACATAGCGCGTTGGTCAAGACTTTGATTAACCCTGACTTTAACCGTCAGATGATGAATGCGCTCGACAACAACAAGATGGAGGATTTGATACCCGAGTTTAAGGACGCAACAAGTGGTGACATATTTAATGCCCGCAAGATCATGGACGATTACGGTAAATGGCGTTTTGGCTTTGACAACAAAATTAACAAGTTTCAGCGCGATATTGAACGCGCCGAGGAAGTTCGTCGGGAATTAGGGTTAAGGCGTTCTACAGGGCTACAACCCATGGCGATCAATTGGAGTGTTGCAAACGAGCTGCGTGATGCGTTTATAAACTGGAACGAAGTTGGCTCTGCGGCCTACGAGGCCTCACCGTTTACGTTCTCATCACCGGAAATATCTCGCGTTGCCGACATACTCATTGGTGAAAGAAATAGCCCGCAAGCTCACTTACCTGAAGCGGTGCACTGGGATATTGTTCGCACGTTAGCTGACCCGAGCACCACCCACCAAGAAGTGCGGGAGTTGCGCTCTAAGTACGGGGCAGGCAATCAAACGCTTAGAGAATCGCAAAAGCTTAATGCTATACACATCATTAAGCAGTTTATGGACATGCAGGGCATACCAGTTCGGACTAATGCAGAACATCCAACTTACGGGTTTGCTAAAGGCGGTCAGGTTAAGCACTTTGAGCTTGGTGGTGGCGCTAAGCCCCCCGCGGCAAGGATAGATGGCGAACGGTTCGTGCAGGCGGCAATTGCTAATGACCTGCCAACCGACATCGGTAGCCTGAACCGGATCGTTGGTCTGGGCAACAAGGGCATGACGGTAAAAGAGGCCGCAGCGTCGTTGTCTACTAAGAAGATGGCTGGCGGCGGTGCTGTGCACATGGAAGACGGCGGCGGCGCCAAGAAAGATGACATCATGGGTCTAAAGAAACCCCCCGCTGACACCTCATTCGCAAGGGTGGACAGCCTGCTTGCTGACATTGGCAAGAATCGTGCGGAGTACGAGCGCATTGCGCAGGGCGGCACCTTTGATCGCAAGAAGTTTACGCCTGAAAACATATACGCCATGCGCTTGCTCCAAGCCGCCAACGCTACCCCTGACCCCGAGCGCTACCTTGAGTCGCTGAACCCGTACCACGGCTCACAGCTCCAGTTTGATTTGAGCAATCCTAATTCAAATGTGCTGGGCTATGTTAATAGGTCTGAACCGAACAAGGCCGTTATTCAGAGCATGAAAAGAGTTGATGACCTAATTCCGCATGAGCTTACGCACACGCTGCAGTGGGGCAAAGGGCTCAACCCAAAGATTGAGAACAATCAACAAACTATGCGGCGTGCGCAATCGCTACCGATTGAGATGCAGAATGCGATGATGCCTTCTGGTAATAGCTTTCAAAATATGAAAGAGGTCTGGGCGAATGTGGCGGCTCGGGCGCACTTAGTCAACGCCGCGGGTGGTGACTTCATCAATTCGCCCGAGGGGCGTGCGTTGTTCCCCACCAACACCGAGCAACGCGACTACTACACCAACGCGATGCCGGGCGTGAACAGCGTGACGCCTAGCACGGGCACGTTCGTGCCGAACAACCAGACCCTGCTACAACGCGTTGTGAGGAACGCAAAGCGAGAGCTCGGCCTTGCAAACGGCGGCAAGGTATCCTTCGCCCCCAATATTGACGCAATGCGTCGCGAACTAACAAAGGCTAAATAATGGCTACTGAAATGCCAATCCCTCAGGACTACGGCCGCTTCGTACCCCCACAGGCGCAGGGTGACAACGAGTTTGCAAGCAGCGAGTTCGGTGACACTGCTGAGGTCGATCTGTTTGATCAACCTGACGTCGAGGAGCAAGACGACGGCTCAGCGATTGTGCGTCTAGACGACGACACGCTCGGGCCTGAAGACTCGCCTGACTTTTACGAGAACTTAGCCGATAGCATCAGCGCGTATGACCTGTCAGGCATTGCGTCTAAGTACATCGAGCTCGTTGAGAAAGACAAGGATGCCCGCGAGGGGCGCGACAAGCAGTACGAGGAGGGCTTGCGTCGCACAGGACTTGGGCAGGACGCCCCCGGTGGTGCATCGTTCATGGGTGCCAGTAAGGTCGTGCACCCCATCATGGCAGAGGGCTGCGTGGACTTTGCAGCCCGCGCTATCAAGGAGTTGTTTCCGCCTGACGGCCCAGTGCGCTCAAAGATTCTGGGCGAGGTGACCGAGCAGAAGACGCAGGTCGCCGAACGTAAGCGCGACTACATGAATTATCAGTTGACTGAGAAGATCGAGGAGTACCGCGACGAGGAAGAGCAGCTCTTAACCCAGTTGCCTTTGGGCGGAAGCCAGTACATGAAGATCTGGTACGACGAGAGCAAGAAGCGCCCGTGCGCTGAGTTCTTGCCGATTGACAACGTGTACCTGCCCTTTGCCGCGGCGAACTTCTATACCGCGTCGCGTGTGACCGAGGTCAACGACATCACGCAGGACGACTTTGAGGCTCGCGTGTCATCAGGTCTATATATTGACTTGGACATCTACCGTGCAAGCCAAGAGCCTGAGGAGTCCAAGCCTGAGAAGGCAAACAACAGGATTGAGGGTCGCAAGTCAGAGGCCGACAACATTGACGGCGTGCGTCGCGTGTTTCACATCTATACGTGGATGGAGCTCGAAGACGATCAGAAGAGTAAGGGCGAGCGTGCGCCCTACATCCTGATGATTGATGACCTGTCCTCCGAGGTCGTGGGTCTGTACCGCAACTGGGAAGACGGCGACGAGTTGATGGCTAAGCTCGACTGGATTGTTGAGTTTAAATTCATCCCTTGGCGAGGTGCGTATGCCGTTGGTTTGCCCCATCTTATTGGCGGTCTGTCTGCTGCTCTTACTGGTGCTCTGCGGGCTCTGCTTGATTCTGCTCATATAAACAACGCCCCCACAATGCTCAAGCTCAAGGGCGGCAAGGTCTCAGGGCAGAGCATTGTTGTCGAGCCCACGCAGGTCACGGAGATCGAGGGTGCACCGGGCGTGGACGACGTGCGCAAGATCGCGATGCCCATGCCGTTTAACCCACCCTCTGCCGTGCTGTTTCAGCTTCTAGGGTGGCTTACCACCGCAGCCAAGGGTGTAGTAACTACCGCTGAAGAGAAGATTGCTGACGTCACGTCTAACGCGCCTGTGGGTACCACCCAAGCGCTGATTGAGCAGGGCGCCGCAGTCTTCAGCGCGATTCACGCACGGCTGCACACAAGCCAAGCTCGCGTGCTCAAGATCATCGGGCGACTGAACCGCTGGTACTTGGACGACAACCCTGACGAGATGAGCCAAGAGCTTGGCGTCACGTCGAAGGACTTTGAGAAGAACTCCGACATCGTGCCAGTGTCTGATCCCCACATCTTTGCGGAGTCACAGCGCTATGCTCAGGTACAAGCTCTCGCCGCACGCGCGCAGGCGAATCCAGACCTATACAATCGCTTGGCTGTTGAGAAACGAATTCTTAAGCAGATCAAGCTTCCTGATATCAATGAAGTGCTACCTGATCCGCAAGACGTTAAGGAGATGAACCCCGCGCTTGAGAACGTTGCCATGACGCTCGGCAAGCCCGTTGGTGCGTTCCCCGCCCAAGAGCACTTGGCGCACTTGCAGGTTCACTTGGACTACGCCAAAGACCCCATGTACGGCGCGAACCCGATCATGGCGCCAGTATTTATCCCCTCGATGCTCGAGCACCTGAAGCAGCACTTAACGCTCTGGTACCTGAACTCGATGGACAAGTACGCATCCGAGGCGCTAGGCGAGCAGTTTGACATCCTGAAGGTGCAGCCCATCATCCAAGAGGCGCAGAAGCTACTTGCGGCGAGCTCGCAGCACGTTCACATGGACACGCAGCAACAGTTTGCAGGCGTCGTACCCGTCATGCAGCAGATGATCCAGACAATTCAGCAGCTCAAATCGCAGCAGCAGCCTACTGACCCCTCCGTCCAAGCGCTTGTTCAAACGCAGATGGCCGAGACTCAGCGCAAGGCCGCAGATGATCAGGCTCGTTTGCAGTTTGATGCCCAGAAATTGGCGGCAGACACGCAAGCCAAGCAGGAGAAGAACGTCGCCGACCAGCAGATCAAGGCGGCAGAGCTCACGCACGACATCAACTTGCTGACGCTTGAGCAGCAACACGAGGCACAAAGGCAGCAACTTCAAGCACAGCAGCAGCAACAACTTCAGGCGCAAGAGGCACAACAAGCTCAAGCGCAGGCAATGCAACAACCTCAACCTCAATAAAGGAAATATTATGCCAATCTCACAACTCGGCGATATGGCGGGAACTTCGCCCAGTACAGAACTGTCAGTCTCCCCCGGCGGTGGCGGAAGCGCCACTGATGGCTTGGGACAAATTAACAGCGGTGCAGGCACTGTCGGTAGCGCCCTTTCACGAGCATCTGCTGCTTTAGGAACCGGCGGTGGACAAGGCGGTATGGGCGATATGGGTGGAGTGCTTGGAAGAATGAGAGCGGGCCTCGGCGGTACTCCCCAATTTTCGGGCGGGCCAGCACCGCAAGTAGCGGCTGGTCCATTTAAAAAGGGCGGTAAGGTAAGCTCAAAGGGTCGTGACTGGCACGGCTTTGGCTCAAGCAAGACTGGCAACACCAACCACGGTTTCTAAGGAGCTTAATCATGTCAGAAGCAATCTCGCAGCACAAACGCATGGCCATGGGCGAGTCCGTGCCATTGGCTAAGGGCAAGTCAGTCATTCAGAAGTACGCCCGCGGCGGCGCAGTCATGGCCGAAGGCGGCGCAGCTAACCTGCCAGCAAGAGGCGGCGTTCTAGAGCCAATGAAGTCAACGGGCGCAAAGATCGCATCTCTCAAAAAAGGTGGCGCTGTGCCTAAGAAGGGCATGGGCTTGACGATCGCCATCGGCATTCCTGTACGCAAAGCCGCGGGTCGTGGTCGTTAACCCAGTCAGCGAGCTGATCGGCAAGCTAAAAGCACGGCGCCTAGAGTTGGCGCTGTCGCTTGCTGACGGCTACGCGATCAATATTGAGTCCTATCACCGAATGGTCGGAACGTATCAGGGCTTAGGTGAAGCCCTAGACATACTTGACGACATCCTGACTGAGAAGGACGAGGATTTGTAGTGCAACCGCGCCGAATGGCGCTTTTAACCAAGTGCCGAATGGCGCTTTTAGGAGTAAGTATGAAGGACTTTGAAACGTTAGACGAGGCGTTCCCGCAGTGCGTACACGGCATCACACCTCTTGGTGCTCGCGTGCTGTTACAGCTCAAAAGCGTCAAAAAAGCAAGCAAAGGCGGCATCATCTTAGTAGAAGAAACACGCGAAACTGAGCGTGCGCAATCAATGATCGGCAAGGTCTTGGCACTCGGCCCGATCGCATTCAAAAACCGTGA